GCCCCGTAGCCCCCCATTCCGTATCCACCAATGCCGAAGCCCGTACCAGAGGGGACCGGACCCTGCCCGATAAAATATCTGTACCGGGCGTTACCGCCATTCATGTCCTGATTGTTAACAGTCGTTGTTGCCAAGTTTTTGGCAGTGATGCTGAAGATGTCTGCATTGGTGACTGAGGATACAATATAGTTCCCTAAAAGCGTGATGCCGCCGACTAAAGTAGAAATAACAATTGGGAACGTAGACCCTACTGTATAGCCATGACCAATTAGCTCAACCTCGACAACAGCGCTGTCCGAAGTTGTACTAAAGTTTACTATTGTCCCGCCATTATTGACCGTCGATGTAGCGTTAATTGGCAGGCCAAGAACATCTACAGCGGCTATCTGATACTCATCAGGATCAACGAATGGGTTGATACAAGAATACAATCCAAACAGAACAATACCGCCAACCGAAATGGGCGTTTCTATGTAAACATCGTCAAAGTCAGTGATGTTGCTGCCGGTATCAACAATAGTAACAATGTTGCTACCCGACGTAACACTCATATCGACAGGCGGGTTTGTAGTCACTTCTCGTGGCGTTATGTCGTATTTTGTGTTTCCGGTTATGTATTCCAGCGACGATTGCGCGCCAATAGCCAAGTATCTGTTAGCGTTTGTGTCTTGCCACGCCCATAGTGCGCGCACCACGGAAGTCGTAGGATTTGGGAAAAACTTGGTCCACCCACCCAGTTTCTGGACAAGCCCATACCCTTGTCGATCAGGGATAAACCTAACGAGGTTTGACTCCGATATGCCAGCTTCATTCAAAGCCGGAGTACGGTTCTGATCGACACCGGGAATTAGCTTGACTGAGGCATGAGGCATATTGTTTTACCTCGACGGGCTGGATACGACAGCCGGAGACTGAGATGTCCAACCGCTAGACTCAAACTTCTTACGAGCTTCCTCAACCGTGGCGCCCTTCAGAAGAATTTGATATTGGCCCTCATAAGATTGGGCCATTGCCGGGTCATCAGAAGCCCGTCCAAAGTTCCGCTGATAACCTGACACGTAGATCATGCTCGCCATAATAAATACGTCGGGCAGATACTTGCTGATAAAGGTTTCAGGGTTAGCCGACGAAAGACTATTAGGGCGGTATGTACCAACAATTTCAACATAGTATTGCTGGTCAGGAAACGGCCCTACATAGTAGAGGTTGTCGTTAAACGCAGTGAAATACTGAGGAAGCCCAGTCGCTGTTGACGAACCGTATACCGCATCGAGAAACTCTTTAGCCACAGGCAAACAAGGGTTCCGCGTGCCAAGGTCAGGGTTAATCGTCCCCGCAGGGGTTATCACATTGATCTGCTCTGTGACGACAAACGTGCCTTCTGGAACCGTCAATGACCGGCTGCCAGTAACCAGCGGGTACCCAGTCACCGACGTAGACGTAAATAGGAAGTCGAGATCACGGTACATCCGATTTTCGGCGTAGGTAATCATCTGGGGCAAGATAGTGACAAACGCAGGATCGGCTTCCTCGACGACAGCCAAGGTTGCGATTTGCGTCTTGTAAGTGCTGTATGTAAGGCCGGTTGTCATGTTAACCCCGCTGATCCCTTATTCTAGCACTTATTTCGCGTCGTGGCACCACGCCTCTCGTTTGGCGTTGTTTACCTTTATTTCACCAATCGTCTGGTTGGTGTCTTTCTTAGACCACGTAACATCACGCCAAATACCACAGACCTTGGTATTTGTATTCTCAGTCCCGACGATGCCCGTCAGTGTCGCGCAGCCGCTCAGCATCAAGGTTGACGGAAATAGCAGCATCCAGCGCATCTTTGGTCCTCTCAATAATGTCAGCTTGAGCTTTAGCCTTCATGTCCTCGACGGCATCAGCCCTGATTTTAAGATAAACGCCAAAGAGGACGACAAGAATGCCGCCCCCAATGGTGATGTAACGCCCAAGCGGGGTAAACAGCAAGGCAATCATGCGCCCTCCTCGTCAAGCCTTTGTTTCCGAAAATACCAAATTGCTCCGGCTGCCCCCATGATAACAAGGCACACAAGCGCCGTACCGCTCATAGCTGACAGCATATCGCCGCCTTCCTTGATAATCGGCATGACTTCTTGAACCACGGCGATAGCGCCAGCGCCACCAGCAATCACGGCCCCGTTGGCCTCCTTGGACTGCATAATGGACTTCGACGCCTTGGGCTGGTCAGGCTCTGCACGGGCTTCATCATGATGAACCGGCGTGTCGGTATCCATACCGCGCCACAATTTTACTTCTGCCCTGCGACGGCGAACCAGACCGGGAAGCTCTTTGCCGCCACCCTTAGTCCATTTCATGAACTCGGCAGGAACCTCGTCAAATTTCTCAGCGTTGACCTTCTTTAGTAAGGTAGATTGACCAAGACGCCAGACACCAGCGTTGTAAGCAAAACTCACAAGAGCATCAAACTGGCTTTGCGTGATGCCAATTTGAACTAAGTCACGAACGCCGTCTTCATACTGCACCATATCGCGCTGGAGAATTTCTTCAGCGTTCTCTTTGCTGATGACCATATCAGGAGTAACTGCTGGAGCCCCTGCCGCCGACGTATGGCCGTAGCCAATGGTCCAGACAGCCGCTGGGCATTTGTATGCCTTCAACCTAAGACCTTCAAATTCTTTAACCAGCGCAAGGCCGTCTGCTGACATTCTCATTTCAGGGCTCCAATTTCAAAGGTTAGGTTAGCGTGATCGGGATAGTTTATTAGGACTTCGCCTTCAGGGCATTTGTACCGGATATGTGCCAACAAAGTAGCGCGACCGGGTGACACTTTTGACGGGTTTTCGAGAGTTATGGTGTAGCCAAACTTGTCGATTTTATCCGTGGCAGGGCCAGAGAACTTGGCAATTGATGGATTTGCCTGATGGACGATGTACCGAGCGTCCCGTACTTCAAGGTAGAACTGTTCAACAGAGCAATCGTCCCGTATCTTTTTGCGAGCAGCAACAACAGCAAACTCACTGTCCGCTGGGCCGTTAGTAATGCTGAAATACTCAGGCGACCATTCAAGGATTGGCTTCTTAAATAACCCAAGTTTGTCTGTAGCCGTGTAACCGCCGCCGACCATAGCAAACAGAGCCGTGACAGCCCCAATCAGTTTAGTCGTCCGGTCTACATCAAGGCTCATTTATCAGCCTTTCTGTCGCGAATATCGTCAATCTTGCGGAAGATTTCGTTCAAGATAGCTTTAACTTCACGCATATCCTCGCGGAACTCGTCCTTGGCAAGGTAATTGCGTGGGAGATCAGTCTCGATCTTGTGTAAATCAGAACGCAGTTCTTTAACCGCGTCCCAAAGTTGACGGCCAAACCAGCCAAGAGCCGATAGGAGTATGCCTGCCGCTACGTTAAATAGGGTCTGAAAATCCACGTCATGCCGCTTTCTCCCCCTCGTCGTCAACCGTGCCAGAATAATACTTCAAATTGCTCTGCAAGCGAAGATCATTTGGCTCCATAGATGCAGCTATCTCACCCTGCTTGATTGCGATCTCTCGCAGTCCAAGGTTATGAGCAGAGATAGCTGCCAGATCATGCAGGCCATACCCCCAAACGGTGGGATCACAGGTATAGACCAAAGCCTTATCCTTGATCTTCAACCCACGCATAGCCGAGGCAAAACACTCCTCCCAGCGGTGCTGACGATACATAAGCATAGCCAGCTCGTACCACGGTTCACGGGTGTTGGGAGCCTCTCCAACGGCTTGGTAATACCACTTCTCAGCCTGCGCTGTGTCACCAGTCTCGGCGTATGACTTGCCCATAAGGCGCATAGCATAGCAGCGTTCGTTCTGATTGCTGGCAGCGTTCATGCCCAGATAGGTTGTGAGAGCCTTCTTGGCCTCATCCCAGCGCCGGTAGAACGTCAACTCGCGGGCGTAGTAGAAGAAGTGCTGCGGGTCTTTGTCGTCCTCTTTGACGGCAACCTCCAGTATTTCCATGTACTGGCCCCGGCTCTTGGTCGGATCGGGGTGGTGGCTAACAAGCAAGTGGCCGCACCAAGCCGTGACATGCTCAACGCGACCGTCAATCCGCAAGTCTTCATGACACGGATGATGCCAATGGTAGCCGTGGCGGCTGTGAATTTTGCGATACGGGAACCGGAGATTGTGGCCCCAGTCGAAATAGTACCAGAGGTTCGTCGTCTTGCCCGGTATCCAAACTTCCTCAATCTTTTCTTTCCAGCCGGGCTCTAAAACCTCGTCCAAATCCAGACTGATGCAGACATCAAAATTCCGGGGAATAAGAGCAAGAGCAGCGTTGCGAGCGAGATCAAAACGCCAAGGGCTGATGTAAATATCGTGGACAACCGCCCCGCATTCGAAAGCAAGGTCAGCCGTTCTGTCAGTGCTTCCAGTATCCGCAATAAGGATATAATTAGCATCCTTAGCCGATTTGCAGAATCGTTCAACGAACTGCTCCTCGTTCTTGCTGACTGCGTACACGCAATAGCTCAAGGCAATCTTGTGCTTGGAGTAAGCGTATACCCCTATCTCGCCATCGACAATCGACCAAGTTGGCTTGCCAAAAGCCTCTTTGACTTCGGCATCCGACCAATCGTCTTTGACGTGGCGCTCGTAGGGATTTCCCTCGTATTCGTCTTGCGGGTAATGGCCGATTGGTATGCTGATAATGACCGTATCAGCCCAGCCTTTTGCCTTTTCAACGAGAACCGTCGCCTCGGCCACCGTCATATGCTCAAGGACATCTCCAAGAAAGCACACGTCAAAACGCTCATCTGTCGAGAACTCGCGGGCGTCCTGAAGGATGAAGTTTTGGTATAAAGCTTGTAGACCGTACTTCTCAGCATAAGGCTCCCATATCTCAACGCCGGTCCATTCCAGCTTCGGAAACATTTTGGCGTAGGTGCCTTCGCCGCAGCCAATATCCAGAGCTGTTTTAGGCTCCGGCAGTTTTGACATAACCCATTTAATGCTGGCTTTGCCAGATTGTGAACTTGTCGGCATCTACGCCCCCGCTGCATATTGGCCGCTAAAATGATACGCCCCAAAATGCCCTAGTTCACACCAAGGGGCAACCCAGACCTTACCATCCCGCTCGCGGTACATATTGCAGAAGTTGTAGTCCTCAGACAGCAATTCGCCGTCAATGTTCTGAACCTTGAAGAAGTCGTAGACCTTCTCACCAGACGGGACCGTAACGCCTCCGTTGGTGTAGTAGCCTACATGATCTTTGAGGTCGTCAAAGACATCTCGCCGTATCAACATAAACCCGGTGCCGACGTGCTTGACCTCGAACGGCTCATCCGCCGATTTCATCTCATGCCCCGGCAGCTTGTTCACATTGAAGATGCCGGTGAGCTTGCTCAAGTCCGGGTGATTGAGGACAGCGCCCTGCTTTACCCGGCTCCAGTTGATGCCCTTCATTGGCACAGCGCCACCAAGAATAGGCTTATCAGCCTTGAGCATCTTGGCGACATCTGCCGGTCGGAAGCTCTGATCGGCATCAACAAACAAAAGGTGCGAGGCGTCCATATTTAGGAAATGCCACGCAATCGTGTTGCGACCGCGCTGGATCAGGCTTTCATTGCCTAAGAAGATGCAAGTGACGGTATGTCCGTGCTGTTGCATAGCGTCTTTCAACGCCATCAGCGACTGAACATACTCACTGCAACACATGCCGCCATACATCGGCGTGCCAATAACCAAGTGCATTGTAGTCCCCCCTTATACAAGCATTAGGCGTTTAGAGCGTCCAAACGGCCCCATACCCAGTCAGCAGCCTTTGCCGGGTCAAAAGGAATTGGCTCATCCGTGGGATTTACCGCAGGCTCCGTCCAATTGGCCCCGACCGCTGCAAGGTAAGATTGCAAGTCAGCCTTAGTGGCAATCGGCTCAAAGTCACCTGTTGCGCCATCCTTGGTAATGCCAACCATTACCATATCACGCGGGCTGGGCGTTGCCGGATCAGCGACAACATACACGCCGCCTACCCCGTCTTCCCCCAGATAGAGGAAGTCAGGGATGGTGCCTTCGGCTGTCAGGCGATACTTCATGACTTGATGGGCCATTTTATTCTCCAGTAGCAGCGGTTAACTGCGGCACGTTGGTCAGAGACGATGGGTCAAATACAGCAAACCCACGATAATTAGCAAACTTTGCCGGGTCATCAGCCCACTTGTCGGCGCACGCCTCAAGCCATTTGACGGTCATTTCGTGCGTCGGCGGGATGCCTTTGGAGATAAGTTCATTCTCCATAGTGAGATAGGCAAACACTTCGGCCTGAGCTTGGGCTGCGTTGATTCCAAGATCAAACAAGTAGATCATGTTGCCTTCGTCGATCACGCCATTGCGCGAGCGGGCAGCGTTAAGACCCTGCTTCATGCACGTCATGATGTGGTAGCGGGCTTCTTCGCGCTCGTAATCTTCTTCGGTGATTTCGTTCTTGCCAACTCTCTCAAGCAATTGCTTGTGCTGGTTGACCATAAAGTTCATCTTGCGAATAGCACCGTTGACGTGGTTCTGAGTGCCTTCAAGGTGGCTGTTGATCTCAAGTATTTCGATCTCCAAAAGCTCAGAGTCCAAGGCATCAGTGCAAGCGATAAGCTCCGCCTGCTTCTTCTTGAGTTCAACCTGCTTCTTACGCAGTCCAATGTATGCTTCCTGCAAAGCAGACTTGGTGCGGTCAATCTCGGCCAAAGTGTGCTTGATTGAGCGGATTGGCGTGATGGCTGTTACGTCCAGCGTCACAGACATGAACTGGCTGTGAGACTTGTGAAAGTTGCTGGTGTCGCGTGTGACAGCAGGCATACGGCCCTGAATGTTTTCCAACATCAGGTTATACTCTGGCTTGGTTACAACCAAAGCATTGTTCATGTTGCCAAGAATTAGGTCGTTCATTTTTCCCCCTGTAGTAGTTAAAGTCCGCCGTGGGCATTAGAGCAACCAGCTACCGCAAATCGGGCAATGGATAAATCTCCGAAATCAGTAGCATTCCCCGTCGATGCAATAGTTACATAATCAATGATGTTTTGCGCGCTTGTAATAGCCAAGTTGCCCCCAGCAAAAGTTGCCCTTGTCGCTGAAGACGCTCCTGCTGCGAATGAACGAGCAACTGTTAGATCGCCAAAATCTGTAGCGTTTCCTGTTGATGCAATCGTAATATATTCAATAATGTTTGTAGTTCCTTCAGCTCCGCTAAGGCCAAAAGCAAAAAGTCCCCTTGTAGAATTAGAACACCCTGCCGTTTCTCGCGTGTAAAGGCTTAACTCTCCAAAAGTAATTGCGTTTCCTGTAGATGCAATTGTTATATAGTCAATCACGTTACTAACGGAAGGGGAGAGCTGCTGCCCTCCCGCAAAAACACCCCGAGTAGAGGACGCGCATGCCCCAGATTTTGCTCTAGCTTGAGTCAAATCACCAAAGGTGGATGCGTTTCCTGTAGATGCAATTGTAATGTAATAAATAGTTGTTTGATAGTCCGACCCAGTAAAATCCCCACCCGCAGCGATGCCCCGAGTAGAGGATGAACAACCAGCAGGAGCAGCTCTAACGGCAAGTAAATCGCCAAAATCAGTAGCGTTTCCAACAGAAGCAATTGTTACGTAATCAATTACGTTAACGCTAGTAGAGTTATTAACTCCTAGCCCTCCCGCAAAAACACCCCGAGTAGACGAGGCACAGGCGCTTGGTTGCGATCTTGTAAGAGTAAGGTCGCCAAAATCTGTAGCGTTTCCTGTTGAACTAATTGATATATAATCTATTACGTTTTGCGTGGCCTGTGCAGTATTCCAGCCGCCACCAAATATTCCACGATTGCTTGGGTCTACATTCCCTGCGGTTGGCCACAGCCCCTGCTTGATCCAGTAGGTAGCTTCCATAATAGTCCATACGCCGGGAGCAGCTCCGTCCTGAAACGGGCCAGCAGGTGTTACTTGCGTCTTGCGGATTAACCCGCCGGGCCAACGTGACATTATAAACCCCCGTGGGCGTTAGAGCAGGCAGCAGAATCTTGCGTAGCTACCGTTAAATCCCCAAAATCCAAAGCGTTTCCAGTCGTATTTATCGTAACATAATCAATAACATTTGTTCTTGGGGATGTGCCGCCACCAAATATACCTCGGACTGAAGACGAGCAAGCGGCTAAGTAAGCGCGAGCTACCGTCAAATCACCAAAATCTGTAGCGTTGCCGGTGGTGGCAATTGTGATGTAGCTAATAACATTAGACGGCCCCGCCCCCCCAGAAAACAAACCTCTTGTTGAGGAGGAGCAGCCAGCAGCTCCCCCGGTGTCCGTTAACAAATCACCAAAGTCAATCGCATCCCCTGTGCTTGCTATCGTTACATAATCAATCGTATTCACTTGCGCATTGGAAGAATTATACCCACCGGCAAATACTCCACGAGTACTAGACGAGCAAGCTGCGGGATAGTATCTCGCTAGAGTTAAGTCGCCAAAGTCTGTAGCGTTGCCGGTCGTAGCTATAGTGACATAATCAATTACGTTGGTTGCGGAAAATCCTCCGCCAAAAAGACCGCGAGTGTTAGACGAACATCCTGCCAAAAGTCTTCGAGACGTAGTTAGGTCGCCAAAATCTATTGCGTTGCCAGTTGTTTTTATAGTTACATATTCAATAATATTTGTTGGCCCATTTCCACCGCCAAATAAGCCGCGAGTACTAGACGAGCAAGAAGAAAGCTCTGAACGGGCACTTGTTAAATCTCCAAAACTTACAGCATTACCCAAACTTGATATGACAACGTAGCTTATGAGGTTTATGTTAGAGCCTGTATAGCCACCCCCAAACAACCCAATCGGCGCAGTAGCATCAGGCCAATTCCCAGCAGCCGTTGCTTGCAATTGCTGTACTAGTGTCCAAACGCCGGAGTAGCTGGGCATTATTGAAGTCCTCCGTTAGCATTAGAACATCCTGAAAAATATCTCACGCCAGTTAACAAATCTCCAAAATCAGTTGCGTTGCCAGTAGAGGCAATAGTAACGTATTGGATCACATTGCTATATGTAACATCTGTTGTTCCGCCTGCGAACACGCCTCTTGTGGAAGAAGAACACGCCGCGAGCAACGCAGTGGTATTAAGGAGATTACCAAAATTTGTAGCATTTCCTGTAGACGCAATTGTAATATATTCAATTACAGCATACCTAGTGCCGCCAATGTCATAGCCACCGCCAAAAACGCCTCTTGTAGATGAAGAGCATCCAGCAAAACTATATAAAGCATTACTTAAATTACCAAAAGTTATAGTATCCCCGGTTGAAGCGGTTGTCACATAGCGCATGTTACTTATAATTGTGTCTGGCGTTTCACCCCCCGCAATAACAGATCGGGTTGGAGAAGCACATGCAGCTAAATACCTAGTACCGACAGATATATCGCCAAAATCGGTCGCGTTCCCAATAGATGCAATTGTTATGTAATCAATCACGTTGAGTGATACATACCCACTATCACGCCCCCCGAAAAACACACCCCTCGTTGAACTAGAAGTAGCGGCCAAACTGCTTCTTGCTACCGTCAAATCACCAAAGTCCGTAGCGTCTCCTGTGGTATTAATAGTCACATAATCAATAATGTTATTTACGGAAGTAGACCCACCACCAAAAACACCTCTAGTCGCAGAAGCGCAAGCTCCCGGAATGTCGCCTTTATTTACCGTCAAATCTCCGAAATCCAAAGAATTTCCTGTTGTGGATATAGTAATGTACTGAATGGTATTCGCATTATAAGCGCTCCCACCACCGCCACCAAATAATCCTATAGCGGCAGCAGGCGTTACGCTTCCGCTTGCCCCGCTGAAAGGCGACGGCCCATAGGTATTCAACGCCCATACGGAGAACGTATATGCCGTACCATTGGTCAGGCCCGTCACGTTAATAGGCGACGACGCTCCCGATACAGTAACCCGATCAGGATTGGACACAGCGTAATAAGCTGAGATAGCTGACCCGCCAACATTAGCTGGAGCAGTAAACGCCACAGACGCAGACGTGTCTCCTTCGGTCGCAGCACCTATCGTCGGCGCATTAGCAACCTGTAACGGCTGGTATGTAGCGCTGATAAACCCAGCATTACGTTGATTGATAGGCATTGGTTCGCCTCAAATCAGGAATTGATTTCATCCCACGAACAGGTAACCACAAGATCACTTGCCGTGCCAGCAATAGCGCCAATCGACTTGTCCTCCAGCAGATAAATCTGTGTGGTCTTGTCGATGATAATCAACGTAGCATCCGCCGGAACCGAGATGGTCGAGGCAATTGCCGTCGCAGTCCCGCCAAGAGACGCTGCGCTGTACACGTTAATTGTGATGTCAGCAGCATTGGTGCCATCAATGTTGGCGACCACAAGACTATTAATCTTGTAGATTTTGCCGCTGGACGCCGCGTTGCTGGCAATGCTAGTAGCCGCCGTCGTGCTTAACGACGTTGTGGAAGTGTTGCCGTAAATAGCTGCTACGGCGGCAATATTCGGGTTTGCCATCTACGTTCTCCTAGAGTCCAAAGAGTAGTGCGAATGCTATCGCAGTTGCGTTTGAAACACTACCAGTTGGGCCGGTAGGTCCGGTGTTTCCGGTCGGGCCGGTCGGACCCGCGACAGTAGAATTAGCTCCAGTCGGGCCAGTCGGACCTATATCACCTGTGGGGCCAGTAGGACCAGCTACAGTAGAAGCTGTCCCGGTAGCGCCGGTAGGACCAGTTGGACCTGTGGGACCAGCAACAGTTGACGCATCTCCGGTGGGACCAGTCGGCCCCGTAGGGCCAGTCGGGCCAGCAACGGTAGACGTCGCCCCGGTCGGGCCGGTTGGGCCAGTGTCACCTGTCGGTCCAGTAGGCCCATTAGCAGTAGAAGACGCCCCGGTAGGCCCAGTTGGACCTGTATCGCCTGTTGGCCCTGTTGGACCAGCAACAGTGGACGTTGCCCCAGTCGCGCCGGTCGGCCCTGTAGGCCCAGCGACAGTAGAGGCATCACCTGTTGGCCCGGTTGGCCCAGTATTGCCCGTTGGCCCCGTAGGTCCAGCAACCGTCGAGGCATCACCCGTAGGACCAGTAGGCCCGGTTGGGCCGGTGCCGCTGGGGCCGGTCGGGCCAGCAACGGTAGAAGTTGCCCCAGTTGCACCAGTTGGTCCTACCTGCGTGTACATCACCTGAGTGACGCTGGCATACGCGGACGGGATTTCTGGCACAGGAGAAGACGCAACTTCTGCCTGAAGGAAGATGTTCGTATCCGTTGTGGACCAAATAAGCTCGATGTAATCCGCAGCTACAACGGTAACGACAAAGTTGGAAACCGCGATTGTCTCGGAATCCAAACCCTGAATAGCTATTTCATTGGCGGAATACGTCAGGTCAACGCCGTTCTGACGAACCCAGAAGTACACCAAGCCAGTTGATGCGCCGATCTTGTCGATATGAGCTTTAAGCTGGATTCCAAACGTACCAGCATTTGCAAATGTAATGCGAGACGTACTTACGACAGATGTGCCGCTGGATTCCTGCGTTGTGTTAAACGTGATCGGATATGCCGTATTAACAGCAACCGCATTCTGGTTCACGGTGCTATAGAACGCGCCGTAATTACCCAGAATGCCGCCAGAGCCTGTTGGCCCCTGCGTTCCGGTGGCCCCGGTCGGACCAGTTGGGCCAGTTCCGCTAGGACCAGTCGGGCCCGCAACGGTAGATGTTGCTCCAGTTGGGCCGGTAGCTCCAGTAGCTCCCGTAGGACCAGCTACTGTTGATGTAGCTCCTGTTGCCCCGGTAGCCCCGGTAGCTCCCGTTGCGCCTGTAGCCCCCGTAGGGCCGGAGACACCCGTAGGTCCGGCAACGCCGCTCGCGCCCGTAGCTCCGGTAGGTCCGGTGGGACCAGCCACGCCAGCAGCTCCGGTAGGACCAGTCGGGCCAGTACCCTGCAAATCCGCAATTTGCTGAGTTGTTGCACGGGTAGATACGCCTGCCTGTACAACCTCAATCTGCTCGGCGCCTGATAAAGCAATGGCAGCAGGGAGGTTTGGGATTTGGATATTTGTTGACACCTCAAACCCCCAGTTTCGGTTTAATTCGATTTGGACGCTTCATTGGGTCGTTCCATTGGCGTCTAGCGGCTTCCGATAATTTACCACGGGTCTCTTGGGTAACGGGATTATTTTTTCTACTCTCAACCAAACATTTATAGGCTTTTTCGCTTAAAGGACGACCTTTTTTTGAAATTGACAAAGCTCTCTTATGATCTTCGGAGAATGGTTTATGAGCATATTTTTTACCGGCATTGTTGGGCAGTCTCCCTAACTTCGCAGCTTGCATTTTCTTTTTAGTTTCTTCGCTATGTTTGCGCCCCAACATAGATTTAACGCCCGGACGGCCTTTAGCCTTATCCGACATTTTCTTCCTTGTTTCATCGGACATAGTAAGGCCCTTAACGCCATCACCACCGTCCGTCTTATTGCAAAGATCAGTCCTATCTCTCCAAAACGAAATGCGCTCAATTTCTAAAAAAAGAGCTTGTTTTTCACATAATCCTGTTGCAACAAGGCGGACCTCATACCCCGAACCAACCCTATCCAATTTATTAACAATGTTTGTCCAATGTATATTCCGACCACTACGCGCATATGCGCGGCGACCTTGGCCTTTCCCTACGTAAAAGCATTCATCGCGGTCTAACCGCCAATGCTCATAAACGTAGAAAGTTTGAATGTTGGTCGCCATTACAATGATCCCGTCTCTGGCACTTCGTCCATATTGTACGGCAAACCGGGGTCATTGCCACCAATATCGGCAGGGACAGTGATGCTAGTGCCCGGCTCTTGGTTCAAGCCATTTGGAGGTTCGCCGGTTTGTTGCGTAACGCGAACTTCGTCATTCTGCGTGATACGTGTATCGCCATTAATGACAGGTATGTTCGTCGTCGGATCGACCGTGTTCTGGCCCGAAGTCGCGCGCGTATTGGTCTCTGCCGTAGCAAAATCTTGAAGACGAGGGTTCATGATCGGCATCGGATCAGCAGGAACTATAATAGCCCTCAACTGCTGTTGCGGCGTATCATTGCAAGTGTTGCACACAAGAAGACGCTTGTTTATGAGCGAAGCGCCGGCCCAATCAAACTGCCATGAAAGATTGACATGGTTGTAAACAAAACCGCAACGGTCGCAAATAGCCGCTGCTTGCGGGTTACGCGACGAGACTCTCGCTCTGCCCTGTCTGCTTGCATATCCCATTATTGGCTCCTATCTGAAGTAGCCGCTAATCATGGGCGAAATATACTGCTGAGCCGTCTCGACGTTCTGGTCCGCAGCTATCTGATATGCCTCGTCCGCCAGCGGCTTGAGCATCTGAATCAGCGGCGGGTTCCATATCTGGGCCAAACGAGACGCCAAGCCATAAGCAAATGCGTCCAACCAGAGGTAGGGAACCTCGACGGTCTGGCCGCCTTGAAGGTTAGAGTCCTGTATCCGCCTGACCCGATAATACTTCAGATACTGCGCGCTCGTACCGTCTGGAACCGGCCAGAGGGTAACAGTCGGCGCAATCAGACGGTCGAACCAGAATACGGTTGTAAACCCCTGTTGCTCTTTATTCGGGTATGATGCGTATTCTGTGCGGCTGATGGGCAAGATGATGCGGTCGATAGGGTCAGCATTGCCATTGTCGATCACCATATAGGCGTCCAACATAACAACAGTGTCCCCGTCCACATTATAAGTAGACTGGCCGGCAACCAGTGGAACGGTCACAAGGTCAACCGCCCACAGGTTAACCCCTCTGTTGCTCCAATTTGCCAGCATCAGGTTTGCTGCCATACGGGCAGCTTCCATATGCTCTTGGACAATGGCCGTATTTCTGATGCCAGCCAAATTGTACGCAAACAGGGTCAATTCGCCCAGCGAAGGATTGTATGTATACGTTCCGCTGGTTGTCATTTCCCGACCTTACGTGCTGGCGTCATTCTTGATGTAGATAATCTGAAACTCGCCTGTTGCTGATGCTCCACCCGTAGAACATGCCGCACGCAACTCGATGTCCGTCTTTTCTGGGATACGCAACGCCGTATCAAAGGTGTGGTCATGTCCGGTGCCGCCAACCGTCTTGATGCTTGATTGGAGACGGAACACCCCGCCAGTTTCACGGATGAACAACGCTCCC